TGGCGATTCAAAAGATCGCCCGGCTACAACATACATAAAGGTTTCGGATGATATTGTAAAATGTCCAAGAATTTCATCGGACCCGATCTCTTATTTTCCTATTGGATTTATGTTTGGTTTTTCATCTATTATTTCGCCAAAGGTGATTCGGCGATTGTGCAAAACATCCATTATTTCGGAAATCCCGTCTTGGTCTTTTTGATCGCCTTGGCGGAAAATGTGCTTACCTTGATCTTTCTCATAATGGATGGATCGAAACAAACAATCGTCTTGTCTTTTGCTGCGATGATTCTAGTCATCAAATGCGTCCCCTTGTATTTGTTGCGCGATCGACCGATCACGATTTGGCGCGATTTGTTCGTTTTGTCGTGTGTGTTTTTAGCGTACAACGTGTATTTGCTTTGTAATGAAACGAATATTGTGGAGATTTATCGCAAAACCTATGAATCTGTTTCCAAGGGAGAACGCAACACACCCTTCCTTTATGGATTATCCTTGTTTTTTCCCACTCGATAATGGAGTGTAAATATTGACTAAACATTACGTAGATAGAGTAATGTTTAGCCCGGGCGAGCGAAGCGAGCCTTTATCCCCCCCCCCCCTGAAATCTTGGAAAAAAGGGATCGAAACTGTCGTTTCCGATTTTTTTGGACTTTCCAAAATCCACGAATCCAAGATTTTCCAGACACCTTTAGGAAAAAACCCCTGAAATCTTGGAAAAAGAAGAATCCATATTACAAGAGTTGAATGGAAACAACCAAACCATCTTTCGTCTATTTACTGGAATCGAGCAACGGATCAACCTATGTTGGAGCGACGGTCGATCCAGATAGACGACTACGACAGCATAATCACGAAATATCCGGAGGCGCATATGCTACGGGTGCAAAAGTAGCTAAGGGTGAAACGTGGAAGCGCATTTGTTATATTTCCGGGTTTCCATCTTGGTCAGCCGCACTACAATTTGAATGGAGATTCAAACAAATCTCTAGAAAATTACCCGTGAATATGATCCCATTTCAACGTAGAATGATTGCACTTAAGCGATTATTGAGTTTAGAACGACCCACTACAAAGGCAATTGCCTATACTGAATGGCCGAGTCCACCCGAAATCATATGGGAAAATGAAGACGCGAAACAGTATTTTGAGTGTATTGATAAATAAATTCTCCAGGACCAAAATGGACTTGGAGAATCAAGGGCAGTACTTTATTTGATTCCAACCATCGATAGAAAACATATCACCATACCATATTTTATTCTGGTCATATTCCGGATAATATATGTTTGAATAAAATGCTAAATATCCAATGGTTGCAGAAAATGATCCGTGCGACAGTATAATATGCTTACACGTACTGGCAAATTGTATTGTATTGATTTCGTCAAAATCAATTACTTGTGCAGATGGATACAAGTGGAGTAATTCGGATATCATATTGTGCTCTCGTTGATCGGTTGATATATAGAGATTATCAAAACGCTCAATGGCTTGAATTGCATTTGTATAATATGAAATTCCTGGATTGAAATGTGCAGCATCCGTCAATCGAATATGAATAAACAAATCATTGTTTGACTTGTATTTTGATTTGTATGGATTCATCCGAATAATGTTTGACTTTATTTCCTCCGTGTGTAAATAATCGTATAAAAAACGGGTAATTTCCTTTGTTTGAAAATAGTTGTTGTTTGGACATAAATTATCATTCAAATGATCAGAATGGTAAATCGTAAAATAATTATCGTCTGTCAACGATTGAATCGTTGTATATGTATTCGTTCCGATGAACAATTCAATTCCTAATTTTCGAATCAAATCATAGTTATAATAGTTCACTTTCAGATTGTGTTTTTTGGCCAATAAACTGACCGCTAAATTACGTATGATTTGATTCCCTAATCTTCCATTATTTCCGGTGGTTGAGGTCATTATATATTTTGAATGTTTTATTTCGGTGTAAAAACTACGCGAATTAGACATATTTTCTTTTCTTTGTTACACAGTTGATGAGTTTCTTCAATCATTGTAGTTATTTTTAGCTGGTTTCAGTAAAACATTAGTTTCATTCAACTAATGTTTTGCTAATATTGGAAAAGGGTCTAAGAAGGAAAGGAGGGGGTCACAGGGGACGAGACGCCTACGGCGTCTCTCCACCGTCGGCCCCATGTTGGGCGGCCTTATAACCGTAGGTTCCCTGCATTAGTTGAATGAAAGTAATGTTTTGCTAATATTGATAAAGGGTCCAAAGAAGGAAAGGGAGGGGGTCGCAGGGGGAACCGTAGGTTCCCCTGCTTTAGTTGAAGTACACCGTACGATATTTTTCCACATATTTGTCCGGAATCGATCCCTTTTGAAACAAATTGATTTTCTCGTCCGTGGTCATCTTTTTCTTAAACTCGGTATTCCCCGTCAAAAAGGTAATAATAAAAAACAAAGAGTACATTCCGCACTCGGTATTGCTTTTCTGATGCTGTTTTTTGTTCTGCATAAACCGAAAATCAATCGGTTTTTGCAAAGCCTTTCCCTGTTTGATCAAATCGTCCTTCAATTTCAAAACTTCTTTCGGCGTTTTGTTCTTGGCACTATCATAATAATAAATCAATGCATTCTTGGTGTCTACATACATTGAAACCCAATGAGATCCAGGCTCATCGTGTTTATCTAAATTAAAAATGATCCCGAAATCGGTTTTCCCCCGGGCCAACATTTTCGCCAAGGAGAATTTGCACAAATCTTCGCAAACGCATTTCCCCCCACTTCCGCGAGGTCGAACATAGTAATCAATGGTCGTTGGGCCAATCAGTTTAAAACACGGATAGGCACGCTCGTAGTTCCGCAAAACGGCCATTATATCAAAATTCGACAACCATTCGTTGGGGTTTTGTTTCCATTCGGCGGGGCGATCGGGTGCAAAAAGCATTTCGTCCAATTGTTTTCGTCTTTCGGGATCAGATACCAAGCCTAGCCAACAGTCTTCGGTTGAACAATCGCGCAGTTCATTTCGTAAATGAATCCAGATGGCCATAGGATGTTTCGACACAATTTTCCGATGGGGGTATTTCTTGTTGTATTCTTCGCGTAATTTCAATAACACATCATCCGTGTAACAACTATCGCGAACGGCTGTTTTGACATTTTTCGGTTTAGGCGTACAGTTCATTTTACGGGTTTTGTGTTTGCCTCCGTATTTGCGATTTTTCTGTGTAAATAGATCCATTTTTAATGTAATGTGGGTTTTGACTTTAGACTATACTATAGGTGTTTATTTTTTGACAATCGAAAAAAATCTCGATGCAAATAATCCATTTTTCTAGAGACGGGTCGTTTCTTTTCGGTGATAGTAGCATTGTCGCACGATAAATCTTCGAACAATTCGTCATTCGCGTGACTGTCAGAAAAATCGATACAGTTTTCGGGAAATAGGACATCTTCATCGGAGTCCTCATCCACCATCGCGCCCAATTCTTTGATTTCGAAATGACGAATCAGCGATTGGGCGTAATTCATAAAGGCATTGTTCGCGTCATTGTTTAGTTGCAAATCCGGGTTTTTCAGATATTGTGCAGTGATTTTCATTATTTGAGCTGAATACTTGCGACAATTGACTAAAAAGCCTTGTTTTTCCGACCATTTTTGAGGTTCGCTTTTGGACAAATACTTTTCGTATTGAGTTTTGTTGGTCAAAAGTTCCAAGGTGAGTTGATCAATGGATCGGGAAACATTGGGCAGCAAAGGTGCGGAGACCGGATCCTCGGCGTCATCGGTCATAGAAGAAGAGGAATCATTGAGATTCGATTCGAAATGTATTGACATATACACTTTGAATATTTTTATGTGGTGAAATTGCAAAATATATATATCTCTCTATAGTATACAAATACTATGACGACCATTAATCCAAGGACTTTAGGTGGCGGCATTCCAGGAATTTCCGCAAGACAAACCGTATTGAACTACAAGGATTCGGAACAAACCTCGACGAGAACCATACTACGTAATTCGTGGAACACACCTTATGCCACGGGGCGTTTCCAAAACCGTAACCGTATGTTGACACCCTTTCGTGCGGTGAACAATGCCGGCGATTTTCTGTGTCGCGTGAATTATCAGTGTCGCGGGAGCACACAGATCAATGCCGCGAATCCCGGTATGGTGGGTGCACACCGTAACGGAAATCGTGGATTGAGAGGTTTAGGTAATGCTAGACCCAGCCAGTGTGATAACACGAATGTTCCGGGATACTCGGGCAACCCCAAGTTTGTGTATGATTCGTCTGACTATGTGCGATTCAGACGCCAGCAGGCAATCAACCAAAACTACAATGATTCCAAGAATGGCGGTGATCAATCGAATGGGTCGTATGTGGCTCGTATGCACGCTCGTCGATTCTTCTAAGTCAAGATCTATCCTTTTCGTGGATAAATGTATTTATCCACGAATATAGACGAACCCCGGATAAACTGCGAATTTTATATCATAAATATATATAATGGATTCATCGCATTTAGCTGAATTTATTGCAACCTTATTTTTTGTTTATATTGTATTGGCTACTGGAAATGCAATCGCCATTGGAGCTGCTTTAGCATTGGCCATTTTATTAACAACTAGCTTCAAATATGTGACCGTAAATCCGGCAGTCAGTATAGCACTCGCAGCCGCTGGTAAAATGCCTGTCCGTGATTTGTTGCCTCGTATCATCATTCAGATCTTGGCTGGATTGATTGCATACGAGTTGTACAAGAGGTTTACGATATAATTGAGTTATCGGAATCGGAATCATCGTTTGACAGAAAAGACTCGGCAATTGTACGTGAAATGGGCCGTGCGTAAAAGAAAGACATAAACAATACAAAAAAGAGGATGAACAACAAAAGTCCCAAACTCCAATTGTCTAATTTAGATAAACCGTCCATTGATTTGTAAAATATATACTTATCGCATATATTTTATTCATACTTTGTACTCCCCATACATAAACGGGTCAATATGAGGCAGGGTTAGTAAGTTCGATTGAACGTTGCTAATATTGCGGTAACTTTCAATAAACTGATGTGTACATACATAGATATTCAATTTATTTTGCTGACACATTCGCGCCATATAACTATCGATCTGACCATCAATCTTTTTTTCTTTCACTTCGTTGACCAATTTAGTAGCACCACGTTTATTAACGAAATAGCAATTCAACCCCCAAAATGCATTGGGTTTTGCAAAATATTGATTTACTCGATTGCCTTCCATCCGAACCACATAAAACATTATATAGTCCCAGTCTTCGGGAACGTATTTCATAAAAAAGCTGATCTTTTCGTAGGGTCTTTTGAAAATATTGGTATCGTCTTCAAAAATCAAATATTCATCCACGGTCGTATCTTTGAGTAATTGTTTTGCTAAATTTAAATGGCTCATAAAACAACCAACACCACCCTTACTGATTTGATAGTGCGCAATTCGAAATCCAAATGCCACGATCATATTCATCTCACGAATTGCTTTATCCGTCAAATACTGTTCATATTTTACTTTGTCGCCCTCAACGGCTTCATATCTGGTAATCGGAAAGGGTTTCATATCCGATTGGTTGTAAATTTCCATAAAATTTTTGTATCTTTCCTTGTCTTTATTCAGATTGATGACAAAGACTTTGAATTGGAGTGCGGGTTTATCGGACTCTTCGTCCATCCATTTGTTCAATGCAAATGTTTCGGTATAGTGGATCATTTGTCGATAGACACATTCATAGAGAACCCAAAGAAATATGATCAAAATGAATAAAAATAGGATATAGATACTGGTTGATTTTGCATTGTACATTTTATTGGCCTTTTATATTGTATGGATATTTTTTGACTTATCCAGGTCCATTTTGGACCCGGAGAACAAAGGTTATAAACGAGGAAGGTGTACATTCTGTATATTGTTCTTGTAGTTACGATATGGGTTTAACATAGGAATATAATGTCCCAGAGGATCGGGGTGTTGATCATTACCGTCTAAAATAAACTTGCCATCTCGGCGACCTTGTGAATAACCGTATTCATTATAGGTATCGCCTTGTGCCCAAGCGCCCCACTTAGGATTAGGTACGATCGACCAGAAGATGCTCTCCAAACCATCATTCATTTCCTGAATACCGCATCTCATTGATTTCACCCACCAGTTAAATGGTTGGATGAATGTCAGAGTCTGACCCGTGTTGACTTTGATCGTTCCCTTGCAACGATAACACTTTTCAATTACTGGATCGGACCAGGCGATGAAATGATAGCCCGTTATCAAAAAACATACACCGTCTAATGGAACAATGAGAAGTTCATACATAAGGTCGGTTATAAAATGCAAGTCGATACCGGTCATACCATTGATAATGGCAAATGGGAGTTCGATGAAGATCCCTCGCAAGATGCCTAAGATTATATCAACGATGTAATAACGAGTGCATTCTCCATTGAAAAAATTGATGAATTTTTCCCAAGTACATTGCATTAAGATGGATAAAATGGGTATAACATTTCCCCACCCGTCTCTGTATTCGCGTGCACCGCAACGAAGATGATTCTCAATTCCCGTCTTTAGATTACCTAGATTATGTACGAGTTGTTGCATATCTTCAATACTGTGTTCGATGATGTTGAAAAATTCGATGAATCCATTGACCATATCTTCAATTCCACCAATCATCTGATTAATTCCACCAGTGAAATATCCTTTTATTCCATCACCGATGGCGTCAAGTGGGTTACCCCCCCCACCCCCTGTAGCACTTTCTACACCGCCTTTTATAGTGTCACCCAAACCTTCAAAAAAAGACGCGGCATCGAAACCTTCGCGCAGTTTTTCTTTTTCCGACCATTCAAAATCCTGTTTTTCTCGAAGTCGTTCGATTTCTAAAACGGCGTATTTGACAAAGAATGTGATAATGATAAGACCAATCAAGGTAAAAAGTATCTTGGTTACATAAATATTGTCTACCCTATATTTGTTCATCTTTGATTTTGATGTATAGTATACTTACATTCTATACATATAATTCTCTTTGGTAAACCCACACATTAGAAGAATCTTTATTTAGACGGTGAAGTTGTTACGCTAGGTGCGCTTGCGGGCGTTGATGAAGGTGCCGGCTGTGACATAGTATACTGTTTGATTTGCTGAAGAGTTTTTTTGCTGTCCTCCATAATGGGTCGTAATTCTTGGATA